TTCGCTATCTCAGCATTTGCTGATAAAATATCAGTTTTGTTCTGCTGTATAGCTGTGTTCATTTCAGCAGCCGAGCCTTCGTGTTCCGTCAGCCAGTCAGACATTTCTTTTAATGTGTCGAAGTCTTCGGGCGCTCCGGCCACTATTTCAGAAACTTTTTCGGTTATTTTACTGTCGGTTTCCGTCTTAGTGTACGTATTGCTTTTATCAGCCTTTGCGGACAACAAACTATCAGTTTCTGATCTGCTGTATACGTCTTCAGTGTTGGGTTTGTCGTTCAACAGTTCGTTTGTTTCTTCCTTGCTGTACACGTTTGATATTGCGCCCTGTAGTTCGCTTATATCGTGCTTGTTGTTCTGTACGTCACTTAGTCCCTGATTTATTGTTGTTTTATTTGCGGTCACATACTCAACAGCTTCCTCAATCTGATTCGCTGATACGTTCAGGTTTCTGTAATTATCGGCCATTAATCCTCACCTTCTATTACTGTTAATATTTCATTGTTACTGTCTACCAGTACATATCCTTCACTGTCAACAAGTGCTTTCTGTACGGTGTTCGATACGACAAAACCTTTTGCACCATAAAAGCATGGTATGAAATGCCCGGCTGTGATTTTGCCGTCATCAATTTTATTTACAGCAACGTTTATCGTTCCTTTTAATTTTATAATCGGGTTGATTATCCCTTGTAACTTCTGTTTCAAGATCCACAACCTCTTTTCGTAACGTTCTTGCAGATGTGGAAGGAAGACGTTTCTATCACGTTGAAGAAGTTGTCGCCTGATTGTATAGATACATCGTAGTAATACCGGCAACAATCACACTGTTCCGTATCTTCAGGATTTATCACAACGCTATATACACCGTTACTACCAATCCGGACTGACTTTACAAATATGTATTCTTTGTCATCATAATTACGCTTCACACCAAATAGCAGCTGTTCACTTGCTCCCAGTTCGTATAGTTCGCCAAATGCATTGGTCACTGTTATATCAAACGTGTTGGTCGTTCCTCTGATGATCTCGACATCTGTTTTCATTTCTTCACTCCTTTCTCAGAGCATGAAAAAAGGACCGAATTTAATCAGTCCTTTAATAGTTTATAGAATTTTACCTGTATCATCTTCCGGCTTGATATAGTGCTGCCAGGACTTGCCTTCTTTGATACATTTCTTGTATAGTTCGTGAATTTCTTCTTCTGAAAGTTTACCGTCTGGTTCGTTTGGAAAATAATCATAATCAAACATTTCACCATACTTCAGTTTTGTTTCTATCATTTCATTTTCACTCATAGTTTTTGTTCAACCCCTTTTTCTATGAATTCATCAAAATAACCATATGAGTTTGGAAAATATTTTTTAAACACTTCCAAACGTTCACCCTTCATGAATTTTGCTTCAAACATATGTGCAATTGCTTCAGTTTCTAAAGCATCACCTTTCCAGTAACTTTTGGCATGTCCATATCCACCTTCAAGCTGCTTACCACTTATGCCACCAAACAAATCTGATACAGCATTTTTCAGATGCACGTCATCACGCAGATCCTGCATGATCAATCGTCGTTGCTCAAACGAAAAACCTGAAAGTTTTTTAGTGGTTGGTAAATTGTTATTGGTAAATACTCCGTTAATATAACCCAACACATCAGTTCTCAATTTCTTTTTCAAGTCAGGTAGGTTATCCCTTATTCTTGATCCATCATCCATAACGTTATAGTCAAACAGATGTCCTGTTTCATGGAAAAATAGTCTTACATCTGTTCTGTCAAAACCTACACGTTTACTTCTTTCATCTGTCTTACCTATACCGAGATGCACTGTTCTCGTTGCTGGCGAATAATAACCGCCACCTTTACTATGTAAATCACCCTTGACTTTTTCACCATAGACAGCCCAGAATTTACGTTCTCCTTCAGTAGCTGTGTCCAGTGCTCGTAAAATGTCTTCCTGTTCATTTTCATTCAATTGGTCTTTGAACCAGGACTGTGACTTTATAGCTTCAATTGCATCATCTTTTTTATTTATTGTATCACTTTCAATATGACCATTTGTTACCGAATTATTAATGTTACCAGTTGCTTTTAAATATTTCTCTTTGAAGTCTTCAAAGTTTTCGGCCTTGTCAAGTCCATAGTATTCAGCACGTTCTTTGAGTGTCTGAAGTTCGTCTTCATCCAATGCCCATTTTGCTCTTTGCAATAATGCACATCTACAGTTGACCACTTCACCAGCTTTACCTTTACTATCACCAGGGAACATCAGGTGATTTGAGAATGGTTTCTCCAGTTCTCTGATTTCACCGTCAACCATTCGGTGTGAAGGTCTTGTTTTACCATCAAGTGTGCTGTCCCATTGCTTGACTACATCACAGCCCATTTCTTTTGCCTTGATACAGGCATCCATACCAGCCTGTACCTGAATTCTGTGTCCTTCAGTTCTTGCTATAGTCAATGCTCTTCCGTATGCTCCACCTTTGGTGTTATATGTTCCAGTCATCTTCAGTTTAATCTGCTGTGCGACCTGTGCATATGTAGCACCTGTAACTATTCCCCTTGATACTTCAGCTGCAATGGATTTTTTTAAAGCATCAACATTTTCACCCATCTTTGTATACAGTGTAGTACTGATTTTACTGTCAAGCTGTACAGCCTTAACGACTGATTCCTGATCAATCGGCATTATGAGCGGAATACCCTGACCATGTAAGTCATACATAGTCGCAATATAACCATCCTCATAACAGCCACTCAGATACGCATTAACAGCCGTGTAATTTTGGGTATGTAGTTTATCAAGTATATCGTCAACCTGTCCCTGTAGGGCTTGCTGGTAGCGTTTTTGATATATCTTTGATTGTATCTGTGATTTAATCTTAATTTTCTCAGGATCGTCATCATCTAACCAATCATAAACTTCATTTAAACCGTCAATGTCAAACTGTAATTTTAATATTTTATCATTGATTGTTTTCAGTGACTGATTGTAACTGTTCTCCAGTTGCTTCATCACTTCCTTTTCACTATTCAGGAAGTGTTGCTGTGTTTCCTTCTGTCGATTGTTCAATCACATCACCTTCTGACGTTGGAACGGCATTGAGAATTTTTTCAGCCTCATTGACATCAGTGTCAGCTGGAATCTTTGACTGTATTTCTTCAAAGTCCAGGTCTAACACATCACAGATTGACTTCAGTGTGTCTTCATCACCAATGTACGATGCTACTGATAACACTGTATTGATATCTAACTGTCGTGTTTCTGCTTTGGTTTTATCATTCTGTGTATTTTCCTGTTCATTGACTATCATTTCATGCACAAAATCAATGTTGACATCTTTACTCTGATAATCAGTGCCGTTCATGCTGTTGATTTCCTGCAATACCACCGGAATGATTTTTGTTTTGAGGAATTTTTTAATCCTCTTCTCAAATTTTTTCGCTTTTAAATCAAGAAGGGTATAGGCCATTTTAATTCCAATGTTGGTGGTTGCTGATGTGTCCTTCAGGCTGATTGTATTAAGTCCCATACCGAATCTGTAAATGTTCTTTTCATCTTCATCACACTTTGTTTTTCGTGCTTCGTATGGTACGGCAACCGTCATTATATCAAGTCCACCATTATCACCAACACCTACAGTTTTCTTTGTCTTGATGTTCTGGATCAGTTCATCCATATCATCACCGTCAAAACCCTTGACAACGTGAATCGGTGTATCAAAATCCTGAAGGTTGTTAGATAGACCACATTCCATCAGGTCATAATCATCAATTAACGCCTTAATAGGTTTCAGACCACTCAGCTGTTTTCTGTTGTAGTCCAACCTGAAGAAGGGCATGAATCCCAAACCAGCACCAAACTTTTCACCTGTCTTCACGTCAGTATAAATGATGTTCGGCTGTGGATTGATTGCTTTTTCATCATCCAGCTTCATTTCACCGTAACCTGACTGAACATAATACCAGATTTCCTTGTCAGTGTGTACCTGTATTCTTGTGATTGGTGTGTTGTCTTTACCGATGCGGTCAATGTACCAATAGATGTGGTATTCACAGCCATCATCCGTGTCCTTTGCTCTGACTTCAACTACACCTAAACCATCAGCATATTCAAACGCTGTTTTATCATCTGCGTTTTTGTATGCATAGAAGTAATCAAAACCCCTGGTGTATGTTCCACTTATCAGTTCTGAAAACTCTGACCAGAAATCTTCATCGAAATATTCATCAAGGTAGTCCTGAAGACCTTCAGCTGTTTCTGATGCGGTGATAGGATTATCAGGGGATGAAAGTATGTATGATGTCAGCTGGTCAACTAACTCAGTGAAGAAGGGGTGTGATATTCTCTCATTACTTCTTGTTTTATCCTCTACCAAATCACCATCAGCATTGTAATAAAACATTCTATATCCCTTGATATCATGATCGCCCTCGTAATAGTCTGTACCTTTTTTCGCTTGAACTTTTCTGAAAGACCGACTATCCTCATCAATTAATCTCTTAATCTCTGATATTTTAAGCATTTATTCACCACCTTAAATCTTAATGCATCCAACCTGATTTCTTCACGTATTTTTCAACTGCATATCTCATAGCATCCATCAAGTGATTGAAGTCATCAATTGGATCATTTAACTTCTTACCAAACTTATCTTTGTCCCAGGTGTAGTTGCTGATTTCAGTTATGAAATTCACACACCGGGGATGTATTATAATTTCAAAATCCTGTATGAACTGAATGCCGTTGTTTACACTGTCTTTACCTTTTTTTGCTCCAGCAATACGTAAACCTAAACCCTTCAGTTGTGCGATTGATTTTGGTTCAGCTGAATCAGCTGTAATATGTTCTTTAGAATATCCCATCTTACAAACCAGGTCATATATTTTCTTGTTGGACAATCCTTTTTCATAAAACTCATCCCACACGTACAGTTTTTTGTGTTCTGTATCTATAAAACTCATAAAAAAAGCACTCGGATCATTGGTATAACCAAAGTCTAAACCGACCGCTGTTTTACAATCTCTTACTTCATCAAGAAGGAAAGACCTTTCTATCCAGTTTTCATATACAAGGCCGTCAACAATACCCCAGTTACCTAAACCAGCAACCTGATACCTTCGGGGATTATTGACTTTCATTTTCTCAAATACTTTTTTGTCAGCATCCGACAACCACTCGTTACACAGGTAGTTGGTGGTTATCGCTAATATGTCATCATCTTCAATGTCAAAAAATCTTTTCTTCAACCAGGTTCGTTCGTTCCAGGGGTTGAAGGTCAGTGTTATCTGTTTAAAGAGATGATCAGGACAATCACCCAACATTGATTCTGCCAGTGTATCAAAATCCTCTTCACTGGTAATCTCATAGGCTTCTTCAATCCACATCCAGCACAAAACACCAACCTCAGTGGCAATAGATGTGATTTTCAATGGATCATCTAAACCCCTGAAGTAAATCTTCTGACCTGTGGGAATGTAGGTCATTTCCAGTGGTGATTCTTTGACAGACCAAAGATGTTCAACCTGTAATCTGCGAATAGCCCACTTC